TACAGTAGATGTTCCAACAAATTTGTAATCAGTTCCTACTGTGTTAAAACCTTTTGTAATTGCACCAGTTGTATTTGAACTTGTTACTAGTTCAGTGATTTGAGCACCCGCCGCCGGAGTAAACGAAGCGTTACTGTGTACGCCTACTAGGCTACCGCCTACGAACATTTTCACAACATAGTTTGTAATACTTTGTGTATCTAGCACACTAACAACTGTGAAGCCTGAAGTTCCTGATTGTCTTGAATAAGTTGGACCAGCAAGTCTTAAATTTGTTCCATCAAAGAAATATAATTGACTTGCATTGCTGTCAATCCAAAGATCACCAGCAACCATGTTAGGTTGTGTTGCTTGAACAGTAACACCACCACTTGCCGTAAATGCCGTTCCGTTGTATACCTTTAATCTATTTTCTGTTGTGTCGAACCATAACTGACCTCTTGTAGGGTTAGTTGGTGCGGCACTGTTTGCAAAATTTTCTAATAGTTGAATGAAGTTTTCATTTAATACTTCACCAAATCCTGAATAGTTTCTTCCAATAAGTGTTAAGTCACTAGATGTTGTATCCAATTGACCATCTACTAGGTCAACAAGTAAACTGCCATCTGTTTTGTTTAACTTATAACTCATTAAATTCCTCCACTGTATATGATGTAATTAAGTGTTAAGTACGGGTTCATCACATCAAATAGTTGTCCCGTTGTGCCTGCTAATCCACCTGTGTTAGGTAATTGTTGTGCGCCGGCTGTGTTGTTTAAATCTGGACCACTTCTAGTTGTTACTTCTGCATCACCTGATGCTCCTGCAATCATTCTAGATGCAAAGAACTGATCTCCATTGTTTGCTTGGAGATTGTGTTCGTGTTGTGGTAAATTTTCTTTTGTAATAGTTTTCTTTTCTGCACCAGCACCTTGTCCTAGGTTATCAGCAAATACTGCCGTTGTTCTATCTGCAGAACCTTGTCCCATGTTGTCTTTACCTAATGGGAATCTTCCACGCAAGTCCGGAGTTTTGAATACTGCCGATGTGCTTGGCGTTCCAAATTGAGTACCTATAACTCCAAACAGTTTGTTGTATGTTGCTCTGCTTATTTCTGCACCATCACACATTAACCAATCTGTAGGAGCAGTTGCACCTGCATAAATCATAATTGATCCTATTGGTGGTGTAGGTATTGTGTTTACTATAGAACCAACAGTTGTTTTAAATATACCTGTTGTTCCTGATGTTCTGTTTATTATCAATTCGTCTGATACAGAACTTGTTGTTGTTAAAGTTTGATTTCCTATGAAAGCATTGCTTATAGATGTAGCAAAAGTTTTAGATGTTCCACCTGTTTGTCCATCAAAACTAAATGACGTTGCTGTAACATCTCCAGTCATATTAAATGTTGATGCTGTTGTTAATTTGTTTGCCTGACCGGCTGTGCCAGATACTGTTCCACTTACATTTCCAGTTACATTTCCTACAAAATTATTTGCGTATACATTATTGTATTGGTTGTTCGTAGCACCAATGCTGTATGTGTTGTTAGCCTGTGGTAAAATATTGTTTGCTGTAACATCTCCTACGATATTTGTAGCGTCACCAACATAAAGTTTTTTGGCTATGCCTACTCCACCTTTTGCAATTATTGAACCTGAACTTACATTCGTTGCGTCAGTTGTGCTATCGGATTGTATAGAGCCACTTGATAAAATATTACCTGTTACGTCTAATGCTTGAGTTGGATTAGTTTTGTTTACACCAACTTGTCCTTGCGAACTTACTCTTAATACTGTTGTTGTTTGACCTTGATTGTTTAATCTGAAATCTATTTCTTCATCTAATGTACTTAATTGGAATATACCTGCTTGATTCTCAACGAACATTTTGAAAGAACCTGCCGCTCCAACTTCTACACCGTCATCTGTTTTTACTTTAATTGGAAAATTTGTTAAACTTGTTGTATCTGATCTTAAAAAGTTTCCTGCCGCGATAGTTGAAGTACCAACAACAAGGTTTTCTGCCTTTTGTGCCGTACCATAAAATTTGCCTACACCGTCGCCGGTGATATTTGCTACACTTAAATTTAATCCTGGATATAAAGTTGAAAATCCTGCTATGTTACTTTTAGGTGTAAACTGATCAGAAGCAATGATTGCCACAGTCTTTGCTGAAACTTCTAATTTAACAATACTATAATTTAAATCATCTGTGCCAGTAACCACAACAGGACTTGCGCCTGTTGTTAGTCCTGAACTATATTGTGGACCTATAAGTACCCAACCTGTTCCTGTAAACAAGTAAAGTTGTTGTGCATTTGTATCAACCCAAAGGTCACCTGTGACGCTTTCTGAAGCACTAGGTTGATTGATTGCTTTTTTAAGTCCACCTGACGCTACCCAATTGGTACCATCATACACTTTCAATTGATCTGTTCCTGCTGTCGTATCGAACCAAAGTTGTCCTTCAATAGGTCTCGATGGAGCGGTGCTATTTGCAAAATTTTCTAAAAGATGTAGAAAATTTTCTGCAATTATTGTACCATATGATGTTGTATTTTTTCCTGGCAGTCTTAAAGTAGTTTCATTATTAATAGTATTGTCATTAATAGTGATAGTACCCTTGTTTACTGCGTCGGAAAAATTAATGGTATATGCCATTTATTACCCCTCGTTAAAACCTGTTAAACTTTGTACTCTAACAGTGTAATCTATTTGTATCAATCTGTTTAAACTTTTTTGTACAGGATGGAAAATTACGTGTGTCAATAATTTGCCTGTTCCTGATGATGCGTAACTTGTAAGTCCTAGTTCATCAAACACATATAAACTGTCTGATGCGGATGCTGTGTCAGTTGCATCTTGTCCATTTGGTTCACCATAATCTAATAAACAGGTAACAACAACATCTGTATAGTTTGTTCCATTCACGTGTCTTGTTTCTATCTTATTTCTTTGTGGATCTAAGTTAGATACTGATCTATCATCAACAATTTTAGTAAATGTTTGGTTGTACAAACTTGCATTTGTTCCAGTACTGTTTGGAGTTAGATATGTGATAATACCAGTTGGATCAACTGATGTTCCACCGTTACCAAACGCCATTGAACTGATGAAGCCTTGCCCTGCGTTAGCAACACTTTCAGCCAAAGCAATACTCATATTTTCATAATGGATTGCGTTACGTTTATTAACGAATACAGCACCGGATTCAGGGTCATGTATCTTAATATGTCCTTGAACTAATACTCCGCTGTTTTCTTTTATTTTACTCATTTGTGCTCCAATTTCTTACTGTATTTATTGCGGCAGTGCCACTTCTTTTTGACGTATGAATCTTGCGATGTCATTATCCGTCTGACTCAGTGCTTTTGCCGTATCATGCCAAATTTTCCCTTGTTTCCTTATAACCGCAATTTTGGCAGTTGCGGATGGTGTTGTTGTAAATGTTATCACAGGATTAACACCATCTACTGTGAATTCTGCTTGAACAGTGGTATCTGCCTCTGGACTGTCTTGTCCATTTGCTGGGTCATATACACTAATACTGTTCTTACGTAATCTCTTACCACCTACAAATATCTCAAATTCATTTGCCGATTTAGGTGTAAATGATATGGTTAGTTGATTATTTGAAACATTTGCTCCAGTATAATTTTCAGTCAAGAACTCATCTTTGTACGGAACGTTCTGATGTCTACTTTGATCGAACACCTGTGTTGATGCCGTATGTTTAGTAGGAATACCTGTACCAAATGTTCCTCTTCTGAGTTGTTTAATTGTGTGTCCTTGTTTCTGATAGTATTCTATTCTTTCACCATCAATGAACAATATACCTGGCAATCTTGCACCGATGCTAGGATCTGTCAAACCTGTTCCGTCTGTAAGCACAATTTCTCTATCGCTCCAGTTTAAATCTTGTGCAAGGTAATATTGCTTGTCGTCGCCAACACGTTTGAAGTGAGACCTGTTAAGCATATCCTTAAATTGTCTGTATGCAAATTTACCAATGAAACTAGGAGCAGAGAAGTGTATAACATCTATCTCATCGTTCTGCGATAAATTTCTATTGATTAACAATCTATTCTGATCATTCGAAACTGTGTAGTCAACACTTGGAGCCAACCATTCTCCGTTTACACATACCCAAACATATTGAGCATCAGTAGCCGGTCTTCTTAATTGTATCACTCCGTTAGTTAATTGATTATATGTGAAATAATCTTCAGTGTTCACAGTAATACTCTGTCTTGCTATTACATCAAACTGTTCACGCTCTATATCTTGTATATCATGTTTACTAAATTGATATGCTGTTATAGTTTTTCCATTTGCAGGTGCAGGAGATATTGTTAATACTCCAGTGTTACTTACTGAGTACTCTCCGTTCTCGATATAAATTTCTAAAACATCTCCGATAGCACCAACGCCTGATTCCAAAGTAACACTGCTGTTACCAGGATTCCATCTGTATTGTGCCGCAGTTAATTCTGCTTTGTTTAAGAACGCTCTTACATTTGTTGCTAATATAGTTCCAGGTAAAACCTGCCAAGTCTTAAATTGATATTCTCTAATTAAATTTCCACCTGTAGCAGTTAAAATATGTTGCTTTGTAAATCCACTTCTTAACACATCATTATCAACTTTTACAATCACATTGTTTGTAAATGGTTGTTGCGTAAATGGTGTAGGGGATAAAGTAAATGCTGTTGTGCTTCCATCAGCATTAAAACTGTTTTGTGTTACTTCACTGAAAGATTGACTTGCACTTTCATACACGCAAATATTAATTACTGCATCTTGTGTCGGAGCAGTTGTAAATCTAACCGCAACTTTTCCTGGTCTTGAATATGTGCTGTCAGTTTCGAATACTGTATGCGTTTGATCTACGCCGTTTACTTTTACTAAAGTACTGATGCTGTTTGCTTTAAATTTACCTCTTGTAACAAATTCTGTTGTGCTTCCGTCACCAGTAAATATGTCTACGTCTAAAATAGATTCACCACTATTACCCATTGTGATAAAGTTAATTTTAGCACCATTAGTCGGCGCACTATTGAATACTAAATTTTTATTTTGATAATCCACTGAATATAAATTGTTATTAAACAAAATATTATCTACAGAAACAAATACAGCATTGTTACTTTGTGGGAAGTCTACAAATGAATATGTTGTTGTAGCACCATCACCTATGTAATTGTAACTGTTAATTTTACTTCCTGTGAATGCACCTCTGTCATATACTTGAATATCTAATGTGTCTAACACTTGTCCTGGAACAAATTCTTCTGGTCCATGACTTGATGTAGGAGTAACAAATCCGTCTCCATCCATGTTTATGTCTTCTGCATTTAATCCAGTTGCAGTTGAGTAAGCAAGGTCTCCACCTTTTACTAATGAATCTACCGCGTCAGGATCAGGTAAGAAACTTCCATCACTTGTAGATTTTCTTACAATGATAATGTCATCACTGCCCGTTTCAATTGCACTTACATCTACAGTTTTTGTGCTACCATCACCTTCTAGTGATTTCATCACAGCATTTGTATTTGTAACTGGATTTCCTGTTCCAAAGTTAGGATCATCCATTCTAACTAATTTCCAATCCCACCTGCCATTTGTTAATGCTCTAAATCTTCTGTACACATGATATTGTACTCCAGACTCTAATGCTGTTGATAAGTTTATAGATTGTGTACTTCCATCCAGATAGAATATTTCATCTTCGTAAGTAGTGTCATAAGTGTCCCACTCTCCAGAACCATAACCTGCATTGTCCCAACCTGATACATCTTCGAATGTTATACTTCTTACTTCCACTCCACCGTAATCTATTCCATCAATTACCTGTGCAAGTTCTTTGCCTGGCTGACCATCAGTTGGAGAGTAATATAAATTCACTCTATCTTGTGTATGTAAAACATCTTGATCAATCAAATATGTTATTGATATTGTAGATAAATTTGCAGGTGGCGTTGTGAACTGTACATAGCCAGTTTTTCTTGCATAAGATTTTGTTGTGTCATCTTCGTTAGCAAAAGTAAATTCGCTTCTTAATTTTCCTACACCGCCAACGGAAACAGTTATTGTGTTTGACCTTAAATCCATAGGCCATTTTAATTTAAATTTAAGTTGTGAGGCATTTCCAGTGAAAGTTTCTGTCCTTGATAGATTTGCTAACAATAATGTTCCTGTTGTTCTATCAAATTTAACACCTACATGAGTTGCTCTTGTAACTCCTTTTCCTAAGACTGCACTTGCAGTCGCATTACCAGATACTGCAATGGTTGGTGTAGATATGTAACCGCTACCTTCTGTGTCAACTCTGATTCTTGTAACTTTACCATTTTTAATAAATGCTGTTGCGGTTGCACCTGATCCTCCACCACCAGTGATAGTAACTTTTGGAGCATCAATATAATCTGATCCTGCATTTGCAACATTTATTTCTGTTACTTTGTATCCTACATTATCTAACCAATGCTTGTCGGGATAACTTGTTATTGAATTTGTTGTTAATGCTGTTCCACTTACCCTAATGTTACTTGCTTGTATGTAACCATCTAGGTATCTTGGTGGATAATCAAAATCTGCAATACTTGTATTCGTAGGTTCTGTTTTTTGATAAGAACTTACATACTCTCTTACTTTTGTTTTGTATGGTTTAACTTCTGCAATATAATCCTCAAAATTAGACAAGTTATCATTTCTAAATGAACGTTTTTGTTGCAGTTCACCTACATTGTGTTGTGCTTTAACAAAACTTGTTTTGAATACCCAGTCATTTACTTTTGCTTCGCTTAACGCATAACGCACACTTGCAAAAAATAATCTATTGTATTCGATATCTAGTTCTTCTACAAAGATTTTATCTCTTAAAGTTTGTAAAATAAGTCTAGTTTCTTCTATAGGTTGTCTATCATATAGTTGTACATCATAACTGTTGCTGTCAAAACCTATATTTTGATTTGCATAATCATATAATTTTGTGTTGAACTGTATTGTTCCATTTTGTCTTCCCACAGTTTTGTAATTAACAGTATAGTCAACTCCGACTTGGCTGTCTATTTTTTCTAACAACAACCAACCACCAGTACCAATTGTACTAATTTTTACAATATCGCCTACACTATTTTGTAGAGCATCTAGTTGATAACTGTAATCTACTTTTTGATCTATCGCTGTAAATTGTGTGTATCCTGTTGCGTACCAGTCAGCATAATTCCAATACAATGACACATTGTAACTTTGTATTTGGGTTCTAGTCCAACCATCTGTTGATGTCCAATTATATATTGCCCACTTACCGTCAACTGAACTGTCTGCTCTTACAAGAGCACTTAAATTTCTTACTACAATTTGTGTTTTAGAATCGTAATTTTTTCCTTGCTTCTCAACTTTTACACTTGTGATTTGCCCTTTAGCATTAATTGTTAATGTTAATACAGCATCAGTACCGTGTGTCGATTTAATTTTGTATGTAGGTGCAACTTTATAACCGTATCCAGCATTTGTAATTGTAACATTTGTAATTTTTCCATTTACTATTGTAGGAACCAATGTTGCTGTAATAGATGGACCTGTGCCTAAAAACTGTAAATCTGCTTCTGTATCCGCTGTTTCGTCAAACAAGCCTGATTGTAACACAGGTTGTGGTTCGCTAGAAGTTAAAGTTGAAAGATCAACCTCATCCACTATTAAATTTTTAATTAACACATCATTTGCACGTTGCACTAATTGTTTTGTTGCCTCAGCATTATTTTTGAACCAACTTTGTCTTGGATTCGTCAATGTTCCGTATTTGACTTTGTCACTTAATTCTGGATTTGGTACAGGACGCATTTGCTCATCGTAACCAATTAAACTATTGAACCAAACATTTTCTATATCTTTAGGTGGTGTGCTTGTACCTAAATTTTCAGACACAAGAGCATATTCGTTATGTACATTATTGTTAGATTCAGTGTTGAATAATCTAAAGTTAATCACAGTATCTTTGCCATTAATGAATGAATCACAGTTTACAAGAGCAAATTTATTTGGACCAAACATTGTAACGTATTTGTACCCTTGTGCTCTTGGATCTTTAATTAAATTTTGCACTGCTTCAGCAGTCATACTTCTGCCTTCCATTTCTGGAACAGTTTTCTTTCCTTTTACCCAATAGTAATAAATGTTTTTCATCGAACCAGCAACTGCATCGTATTTCTTTCTTGTTACAAAGTTGCTAGTGTCTGACACTGTGCCTGTTACACCTAGACTTGCACCTTGTGTTGTAGCAGAAATTGTATTCCATTCCGTTGGAGTACGTAATGATTCAGTCCACTCATGCACATCGATAGATGCACCAGGAAATAATTTGTTCCAATATGAATTATTGAATATAATGTTACTTTGGTATGGATAGTAGTAAACAGCAGTGTCTAAATTCCACCATAATCTGCCAACTTGCATATCTGTCCAACTGTTTGTTGCATCAATCGTTCCTGTTGCAGTTGAATTATTGTAAACAGCAGGGTCGTACATTGTTTTGTAGAATATTTCTGCTTCTGCTTGTCCAGGTATTTTGCCATACAATGGATCTATGTAATCTAAATCGATTAGTTTCTTATTAGACACTTTGTCATACAAGAAGATACTTTTAATTTTTGTTAAATCTATTTGATCTATACCAGTACTCATCTCATGAATACTAGTCCAATTATTTTCTGTTGGTGCTTTTCTAAAATTAATTACAGTTCCTTTTTGCTGATTTGTTAATTGCAGTGTTGGTAACCCAATGTAAACGTGATTATTGTTTATAGTTAAGTTAGACCCAAATTGTTGTAAACTGTCATTTGCGTAATTAAATTTTTCACCATACAACATAGTGTCTTCAAATTTTTGATAGATGTGAACAGCACCACTGTCTGTGTAAGTTTTAGTAAATGTAGTCATTTGATCATCAAAAGAAGTTGTACCTGCATCTAATGTCGTCGGTACCTGCATATCTCCTTTTAAACTTGTTACTGCTAATACAGTACCACTAAATGCAAGTGTGTGACCAAAGTTTTCTGAAACTTCTCTATCTGGACTTGATAATGTTTGATTATAACTGTAAACTCCTGTATCGTCGATTGCTTTCTTGTAAACATAAACAGCACCCATGTCTATATTAGTCAAATCTTTTAGAGGACTACCAACAGCGATCAATGTTCCATCTCCACTTATGCTTATATCCGAACCAAAATTGATCATTGCCGCAGAATCATTCGGTGGTACAATAGTTTGTTTGTAAGTGTAATGCCCGTTGTCCAATCTATACACAACAACTTTTTGATTGTCATTGTTGTAAAGTATGTTTGCGATAATGTTTACGCCGTTATCATCAACATCAAATCTATCTGCAAAACGAACCAATCCGTTTTGTGCTAAAGTGCTGTCTTGCTCTAGTTCTATACCTGAATCATTAGGAATATATCCTAACATATCTGTTCTCGTGCTTTGTAAAGTCCAGTATACAGGATTCCATGCACCAGGAGTTAGGTTTGTGTTTGCTTTGTAAAGTTGATTTGCATAAACAACCAGTTCGCCAGTAACATAATTTGCTGTATTATCATAGGTACCAGTGTACAATGGATCAGTACCCAGTGTCCAATTTTTGTTTGCATTGTATTCCACAAAATAAATTTTACCAGGATTGTTTGTTTCTAAATTTCCACTCGCTCCTATGAATGCAACTGTCTTATCACCTACTGTTCTAACTTTAATTCTTGAACCTAGTTTTAAATTTGCTTTTGTATCTGGAACTGTGTATGCACTATTGTATGAATAAGTTCCTGTGCCATCTTTTTTGTAAATTAAGAACGCACCTTCGTTGGTTAGACCACTTGCAGTACCTTCTCCAATCGGAATATTGAAAATTTTATTCCAATCATAGTTGGTAGAACTTGGAGTGTTTGCACTTGCAGATATTCCGTCTAGTGTTTGTTCGTCCCATAACCAATATTCTTTGTCATTTGCAAAATACTCAGTAGCATTTCCTGAAATAGTAATCGCTCCTGTGTGTGTGAACACTAATAATTTTCCAGCACCATTAAGTCCTGCCATATTTGTTTGTTCAATGTTACCCAGTGCTCTGTTTGGTGTTCCTATTCTTGTAATTGTTCCGTTTACACCTGCATTTGAACCTAATGTAAATGTGCCTGTTGAATTTTTGATCCAAACTCTTAATTTGTTTAAGGCTGTAAATTGTGTCAACACAACTGTTGCTGTGTTCAATGTAACATCATCTCTTACAGTGTCGCCTACGCCAGGAAAATAGAAATTGTTATTGGAATCACTCTGAGAATCAACATCTATGTAACCGTCCATGACGTCAGCAACTGTTTTTAGTCCGTTTGTGTCTGTGCTTGTGATATTAATACCTGCAAAATCAAACTTGTTTGTGCCAACGGTGTTGAACCAAACGTTTATGGTGTCATTTTGACTTTTAGTAAACGTTGGTGTAGTACGCACATACCAATTGTTGTTTAATATTCCTGTAGGTGAACCTCGTGATACCCATTGGTTCGTGCTTGAATCTATGTAGTATGATTCGTAGTAAGTTAAAACTCCAAACTGTGATTGATACATTGGAGTTTGTGGCGTAATTGCTTGTATTGTTTCGTCTATGCTGTTAACAAATTTATTTGTGTTCCTTGTGACACCTTGTCTTTTAATATCTTGTATCACTAAATGATTAGAAGTGTCTATACCTGCACTTGTAGAGACAGTTGCATTGATATCTACCATCCAAAAACCGCTTAGGTATGAATAATCTTCAACAAGGACTCTATTGTAAGTACCTACTTCAAGTGCACCATACATTAATGTACCTGATGCAGTCACAACACCTTCAACATCTTTCAAGTAAAGTAAAGTTTTTGTTCCTTCTTTTCTCTTGTAAACAACTGTACCTTCAAAACTAGTTGAATTTACAACAGCCGTAAGTATCGGATCTACTAAAGTTAAATCTACTTTTAAGATAGCATCAACTTTTTGTACAATCGGCACTTCAGTTGCACTGAAAAGGTTAGTTTTAATAGTTGGGTCACCAACTCCTGCAAAAGGTTTTTGTGTAGCCTTAGTTAAATTGCTTCTGTCTAATGGATAATCACTGCTAAAACCTAAGTATTGCATTATCAATCTATCACCAATTTTAGTTCCTTGGTATTGATCTCTACTTGCTCTTATTAGTAAGTGCGTTGTGGTTACATTAGAAAATATATGATCTCCTATTACTATGTTTGATGTAGAAGTTTGTGTGCTTTCCTTGTATAATCCAGCACCATCAAACGTTGTAAAGTCCACAGATGGATCTTGACCTGTAATTTGATTTGTTGCTCTCCATAATTGGTTTTTATATTGAACTATGTTGTTAACATTATAGTTTGTACTTGAACTAAACACACCTTTGTATTCTGTTTTTAGGTTGCCGGCTGTAGGTGCACCAATTACAACAAAGTTTCCGTCTGGACTGATGTCCACTGCTGAACCAAAACTACTGCTAGAGCCAAATAAATCTAAACTTGTTAGCAATGGATCTTGTGTAGGTGCTTCTATCTTTTGTGAAAATCTTAAATTACCACTTTCCGTTCCTCTAACAAATACATAGATTGCTCCATCACTGTCAGTTGGTTGACTTACAAGAACAACAGTATTATTTTTATTTGTTGCAATTACTTGTCCAAAACTTTCATCACCTGAAACAGAGGTTGTGCTAATTTCGTTTTGTGTTTTGTAAACAAATTTGTTGTTAACAACTTTCCATTTACCATCATCACTTGCTTCTATCCAGAATTTTTCGTTGTCTCTTATGCCTGACGTGTTTACTCTATTATTAATTGCGTCTGTGCTTGTAAATTTAGCACTAATAAATCTGCTGATGTAACCTGTTGCCGTAGATAATTGTTGGAATCCTGTTTTAGGCTCGCACACAATTTTTGAAGGTTCAACACTTGTACATTTAAAAGTGTAATTTGTTCCATTTGCATACACAACAAATATTTCACCAACTGTCATTTCTGGCGTGTTCAACGTATCAACTTCTATTGTGTTGTTGACTACATTGATTGCTTGTATTCTTTGTGTTGTTTTAGAATATCTAAAAACATTCCAAGTAGAATTGTAATCTCCAACCCAAACATAATTGTTGTCTACTATATTTGTTATATCTGCTGTCAATAAATCTGCATATTTGCCAACTGTTAAACTTATATCAACAGGATTGACTGGTCCTGCTGTTTTAACATATGTATTTTTGCTGTACTTTGTTGGAAAAGGTGAATGCGTATATTCATCTGGTTTCAAATACACTTGTCCTGATTGTATTCTGTATGTTAAGTCGCTTTCTGTTGTAGGCAGATTATCTGTCAATTCAATCGGTTGTGGATTTAATCTTATTTTAGATTCATCCAAATTGTATTCTATTTCATCAAATACTGCACTTGCTCCATATTGCCCTTTTCTGATTGCCCATTCTTCATAGAAATCAATACTTTCTTTATCTGCACTTGATAGAGCATCGAACATTTTTGTAAGTGCATTAGTTGTTCCTTTTTCTCTAACAAAGCCTTGATAAAATTTATATTGAGCAACATCATCGTTGATGATATTTTTTAGATATGTTCTTGGCTGGTAACCTATTAGATGTTGTGCCATTCTTTGTTGTTCGCTATCAAAGTTGTCTGTATCTAAATCATAGAAGTCCCCGAATTGATTCGCTCTGTAATCAAAGTTAGATATTAAAGTGTCGCTTGGAGCACCATCTAGTCTTGACCAATCAGCATCAACAAATGATGCAGAACCTTTTAATTTTTTAGTTGCTGTGTAATAGTATTGTTTGTATTTCACAACATCACTCATTGCGTAATCAGTAAATGCTGTCCAATCTTTTGTGTTTGCAACACTGAAAACAAATCCTGGGATCGATTGGCTACCATCCCATTCTGTTAAGTATCCTAATACTTTCAATCTGTCTTGTTTGTAACCACTTGCAGGATCATATATTAAATCACTGAATGAAGTGTTGTTGTCTATTAAACACACTTGTTCTTTTTGTACAAGAGGTACTTTTGCAAAATAAATTCCATTTATAGTATTCTTTGTTACAATACTAAAATTGTTAGATTGTCTTACTATTCTTACAAAGTTTTTGTCTAATTTATTTCCGTCTTCTTTTAATATTCCATATGAATAAAAATTGTTTACTACATCATCTGCTACACTGTAACTTGACTGAACACTTAATTTTCTTGAAGCAGGACTTAAACTTATTACACTTCCTTCGTCCCATTTTTGCGTTGTCCAGAATAAAAATTCTTTTGCACTCAATTGCCAGTTTGCAACTTGTCCTATTTCTTTACTGAACTCTTCGAAAGAAAAACCTTCGTCTTTTAGGTACTCACCGTATCCTATCAATATGTCAACAACTTCTTGTTTTGTTTTGAATATAGTGCCATACGCAATTTCTTTGACTTCGCTCTTATCAAATCTTCTTCTTAATATTGCTTCAGCGCCTCCTTCTGTTGGCAATTCAACTAATTTTACAAATTTGCTCAGATCAAATGTTTCTGTAGACAAGTGTGCTGTCTCTGTTGCATAAAATTGATCATTGTATTTTACATACTGACCTACATTGTATCTTTGATTTTCTCCCCAATTTACAAATGATGAACTTACTCCACCAACTTGTATAACTGGATCATTTACTTGTCTTAAAAAATCATAATATCTAATTTGAGGTTTATTTCTGTCATATCCTCTTATGATATATCCCGACGCGGCAAGTTCAACTATTACAGCACTATAATTTAATACTTTTATTGCTGAACTTGTATTTTGTATCAATCTATAATTCTCTTGTGGCACAAATACTGACGTAGAAGTATTAGGAGTTTTGCTGTCTAATATTAATTGAAATTTTTCTTTTTTACTGTACCCTCTTAATTTAAAACCTAATTGTGCTTGTATACTTTTAGAATTTGTTTTGTAGTCTGCATAATCAGTAAGTAAATTTGTTTCAATATAATCAAACAAGTAATTAACAAGTCCTGAAGTGTTTATCACAGTTTCTTCACTGATAGCACTTGGGAATAACAAGTTTTTAGGTTGTATTGGAACCTCACCGTTATAAACAATTTGACTTGCAGAGTTTCTTGATATTCTTGATGTGTCCCAACCTAATCCAATTACTTTAGATGGTTGATGTAGTATAAATGCTTTCAATAATGCAAATGGGAAATCACTGCTTCTTCTCCAAGCAGTTTCAACTGGACTTTCATCTCCAAATTTGAAATCTAATTTTCCTAATGTAGGGTCTACTTGTCTAGCATAAGCACTATCAAACGGACTTCTAATATTACCATCAGTGTCTGCAGGAATATGACCTGTTAGTCCTGGTCTTGCATAATTTTCTTTGTAAACAATTTTTTTATTAGGCTCTCTTACTATCCCTTGTTCTAAATCTTTCCATAACACCAAATTGTCTTTAGTGTACGGTGCCGGTCCATATGTGCTTTCCCACCAAGTAGGCTCCACGGTGTAACCCAACATTTCCCAAGGAGTGATGTTTGGTCTATCTGTATCATATAATTCTTTGTAAATTGCTCTCCAGAAACCTGCAAGTTGTTTGCCTGCCGGACTTACTGCATGACTATAATTCCAAGTTCTACTGTCACCGATCAAGTAATATGAATTATTTGTGTAATCGGCATTTCCCACAAGTCCTAACCATGCATTAAAATCAGGTAGCACACTATTATCTATACTTGTTTTGTTGAACAAGTTAGTTCTAAATGAGCCAACTGTTAGGTCTTTGTAATTTAAAATATCTTCGTTGTACGTTACTTTAATGTTATTGAATATTCTTTTTTCTAGTTCTAAAATTAGGTCATCTCTGAAATCATTGTACGCAACAGTAATACTTCCGTCGTGCCCTTGTATGACGTTCACAGGCGTGACTAACGTTGTATCTGAGTACTTCATAGGTCTATACGCAGGGTACAAGCCTAGTTTAGTAGGTGTTGCAGGAATATGACTACCGTTTGTTGTGTCATATTCATACACGTCTATTCTATCATTCAAAGTTAAAGTTTTTGTTACATTAACAAAACCATTATTAAAAATGTAATCTTTGCCATGTATCAATTGTGCATCATTGTGATACACATACACAGCCTCTTTGGAAAGTGCTGTTAAATCGAAAGTATTTGTCAATTGATAAAACTTGCTATCTATATCTAAAACTGTGTGTGCTGTTTTTTTAAATGCACCTCTTCCGATCATATCTGTTTGGAAAAACGGAGATGATTTTGTGTTGTCTTTGTTTAATTTTTCTAAAAGTTTATCAACGGTTGTTTGCACTGAACCTTCATAACCTAAAGTGTCAATAGCACTTACAAAAGCACGTTTGAATTTTGTGTATTCTTTTTGACTGTATTCTATGGCTTTCATCACATTTACATCTTTTCTGTTTAAGAGATAAGATGCTAATCCAATAGGACCACTATGTTTTAAAAATTTTCTACCATAATCAGATGCATTTGGAAAGTCACGTAGGTTGCTTACGCCAGGTGTTCTTCCTTGCCATTCTGGAAGTTCAGAAGTTATACTTTTTACATGGTCATTTATTTGTCCAGTAGTAAAAGTAGACACTTCTTCGTTTAATGGATTACCTTGTAAGTTTGTTGGAAATTCATAATAACCATTTGCATTTTTCACTGTTGCACTTCTTGTTTTTATTACAACAACGTCATTTGCGTTTAATTTTGTAGCAAATCTTATGTATGCCCTTTGATTAACTCTATGTATTGACCAATCGGTGTTTTCAATTTTTTGTAAATCGTTTACATAAACTTTTGCAGTTAAATCATTAAGGTCACCACTTAAATTGTAAACGTCTATTTCAAAATCATTTGTTAAAGTTGCTGTTGCTGTGTATTGTCTTACAACAGGTTGGTAACTTTCAGTTGGTGCTTTAGTCCAACCATTTACACTATTGAACGTTGTTCTGTCTGTGTATTTTCTTAAAAATGCAGAATTTGTTT